TTTGATTCCGCTGCTTCCGTCTGTAATTCTGCCAGCTAATGCCAATACTATGCCTAAAATCGCGTCAGGTATTGTTGTAAAACCATGATTATAAATTACTTCAACTATATTTGGTGTTTTTGGAAATGTGCTTCCGTCTGTTAATTTTATCCAGCCTTTTTTGCTGTATTTATATTTTGTATTTTCGATTAATTCTCCGTCAATTTCTAATAAATCTATTCCATTAACTGGTGCTGCTGGTAGTAAGATTGTATCTGTTCCGTTTCCGTCTAAAAATATATTATCGTTTAGTATTTGTGTTATTGAGTGTCCGCAATATGTCCTAACTATGTCGCTGGCGATGTCTATCGCTAATTCTGCTGTTGTTGGGTCGTCAAATTGCCTTCCCAAGTATGCTTCTAAATCAGCGACAGTAGCTAGTGGATCTGGCATATTAATCTAGTTCCTTTATTTCTGGTTCTATATGTTCTGTTGCTTCTTTTGCTTCTTTTGCTTTTGGTTTTAATGCTTTATTGTTAGCTGGTTTTGATTCAACTGTTTGTCTTTTAAATTCTGTCCAGCCATTTTTTTTAGCGGTTTCCTCGTCAATTCTGATTAGTATTCCCGGTTCTGTTTCTACGATTATAATCGCCATTTTATCTCCTTTTGTCTTTTTATAAAAACATCCCGGGTAGGATTTTTAGTTCCTCTCCGGGATGTTCCTTTTATTTGTTACTAAGCGGTGAGGTCAACTGTGCAGAATGCCTCTGGGTGTAGAACGCCGAATGCTGCTCTGGCGTTTGCTACAAGTGCAACCAGTCCTTTGATTGCGTAGTCGCTGTGCTGTGGGTAAACTGCGACGGTAAGTGGGCTTCTCTCCCAGATGATTGCTTTGCGGAAATCTCCGACGATTGCGTTTCCAACTGGAACTGCTTGGCTTACAACACGAGGCAAGCCCCAGATTGTTGGTGTGCTCTGTGTTGCTGGTCCGCCGAATAGATAATCGGTGTTGCTTCCGCTTAGGAGGTCGATTCTCTCATTGTCCTCTGGGTGCAGAAGAACTGCGGTTGCTCTGCTGTTTCCGACGGTCTGAACCTTGCGGATTGCTTTGCGAATTGATGTTACTAAGTCGGTGTCCCAAGCTTGAGCCTGAACGTAGCCGGTATTAAAAATACCTGTCCAGTTTTCGCCTGTTCCATTTCCATTTACTAACTGATCCTCGATTTCCTCTTGGATTCCGTATGTTAGGAAGGTATTGGCTAGGGTTTCTAGCTGTGCTGCGTCCTGCAATGCTCGAACTGATGCTGGCAGGAAGTGGCGGATGTCCCTCACAATCGCTGTATCTTTTACGAATGTAATAGTTGATTCCGCTGCTGGATCTGCTTCAGCTGTTGGTGCTGCTGCGTTCACAGATTGTCCGCCAGTGATTCTCATGGCTCTTGCGAATTCCACTGCGTCGCTGGTTGTGCTTCCTAGGGTTACTAGGTTGATTGCTGTTATATCGCGTCCGAATGCCTGTGCTGCTGGTTGGTAGCGATCGTTGGTGATCATTGCTCCAGCTGATGTGTCGCTGTTGCCGAGCAATGTTGCCTTTAGTCCTGAAACTGCAACTGTTGGGCTGTTTGGCAAGCTCTTAATATCTGGAGTGCCATTTCGGTTTGCTTGATCAATCCAGTTTTTGAATGCTGGATCTTGTAATAATTTTCCGCCAGTTGTGGTTGCCTTTGCGGTTTCGATTTCTGGTTTTACATTTGAGAGTTCGTTGCCTAGCTCGTCAACGGCTTTGCGTAATTCTGCGTCTGCCTTAACTGCCTTTGCTCCTGCAATTGCTGATTCGACGGTTGCTCTCTCCTCATCGTTGAGTGCTCGTCCCTCAGCTGCTGCTGCTTCTGCGAGAGCCTTAGCTTGATTAATAAGTTCTTTCATTTTTTTCTCCTTTTGGTTTTGGGTTTAGTTTTCTGTATCGAGCTCGTTTAGCTCTAACAGGCTTATTGCTATTTCCGGATCTAAACCCCGTTCCTCGTCCTTGATCACTAATGACTCCTCGGTCTTGACAGGCTCTGCCGGTTCTGTTTCTAATGAATTGAGAACCTCGTCGAGCAAGTCTTTTGCTTGTCGAATTGATCCTTCATTCTTTCTTGATAATGTGCGACCTGCTTTATAGTTATCAACTTTTAATTTTTTCTTTTTAGATTTTTGTTCGCTCAATTCTAATTCTGAGAATCTAAATCCTCTAAATAAATCGGTTGGTTGATATGCGTTATTTATTTCTTGATAAATTCTTACCATTGCTAGTGGATCGTCTGCTGTGGCTTCTAAGCTTAATTCATCTCCCTCAACTCCGAATGATCCTTCTGTCATAATATATTCGACTCGTCCGTAGCCGTCGTCCCAAGTAACCCATGAACCTTCTTGTAATTCGTCTGGCTCTGCTTTGCTATTTTGTTTTGCTATTGCCTTGGCTGCTATCAATTGTGTTGCTGGGTTTGCTCCTTTAAGAGTTGGTCCTGCTTCTAAGATATGAAGTTCAACTAATTCATTAATTCCGTCCTCGCCTTTTTGTTCTGTAACTATATCGTAGGCGAAGCTGAATTCGTTTACAACTTTTTCTGCTAATAATGTTCTAACTGTCTGTGCTCTTGGGGTGTCAAAGAATGCCCCTCTTATTAAAAGTCCTTCAGTTGTTTCTGTTGCTGATATTGTTTTTCCTATAAAGCTTTCTGCGTTTCCCCAGTCGTGTGACCATACAATAGGTAAATTTTTTCCTTGTGCTGTATATTTTGCGAGGCTTGATGCAAATGCTCCGGGTAAAACTCTATCGCCAACAAGGTCAGTATTATTAAAAACTGAAACCAGAGCCGTAAATTCTCCGTATGGTGCATCTGTTGTTCCTTTTGCTTTTACTTCCAGTGTTTCTAATGGAAATGATTTAACTTGCATCTTGTGTTCCTCCTGTTGTAATTCTGTGCGTTTTTCTCTTTCTCTTTCAATTCCTGATAAAATTCTTTCTGCCCATGATTTTCCCGGATCGCCTCCCCAGAGTGCCCATGCTATTCTGCCGTTTGACGGGTAGCCTTCCTCTCCGGGTCTAAAGCCTTCTGCTTCTTTATCTACTTCGTGTCTTGCGAAGTATGAAACCATTCTAATAATCGTTTCCTCTGATAAATTCCTTCCGTTTGATATATCTCTTGCTCTAGCTACTCCGACCTCTGTTCCGCCTCTGCCGAATTCTCTCCGCCATTCTAATCCTCTGCGTGCTTCCTCTCTTGCTCCTTCTGGTGGTTGGAATTGTTTTACACTTTTTTCGTCGTCGTCATCGTTTTCAATATAGCCTCCCGGCTCTATTCCTTCTGCTAGTGAGATTGCTATCATTTGATCTATTGCCTCTTGTTCTGTTCTGTGACAGCCAACTACTTCGCCGTTTTCTTTTTGAACTGCGTATCCTTCGCAATCTGGATTATTATCGCTTATATAATAGGGCATTTTATATATCGAAGTCAACTATGCAGGCACAATTGATTCGCTCCTCGTCTGGTAGTTCTGGATCTCCGGGCCATCTTGCTCCGTTTGAGAATGTTTCTGAAATTTCAACCGTTTCTCCGTTTAGAACTGCGTGTTCTGATCTTGGATTTCCGCTTGTAACTATCCATGTTTTGAATCTCCTGCCGTTTGCTGTCGCTGATTCATTTCTCCCGAAGTTTGTTGCTGTTGCTGCTAAGCTTAGGCTTGCTCCGATTGTATCATTATCGGTCATCTCGTCGAATAGTTCGTTTGCTGCTTCTATTGGGTCATCCTCTCTGTCTAAATCTCTAAATTTATTTGCTAGTCTTGTCTGTGTTGCTTTGTTTATTCTTTGTGCTGATTTTGCTGCAACTGCTTCAATCCAATTTTCTGCGTTATCTGCATCCCAGTCGCCTATTGTTTGTGCTCCTCTTTTTGCTGTCTTTAATATTATTGGTTTGAGATCTGCTGTTAATTCTTTATCAAATCTTTTGCGGTCATATACTTCTCTTGCGTCAGCTTTTATTTCTGCTGGTAAGTTTTTTTGTGCTCCTAATTTGCTTATTGTGCTTCTGCGTTGTCTTTCTAAATTGTCTTGAAATATTTTAGCGAATTCTCTTGCTGCTGTTTGTTTTATTTTTAAATATTCTTGTCTTGTTAATGCTTTTTCGTAGCTCTTTGCTTCTGGTTGTGTTGATAATGCTCCGATTGGAATCCCTTCAGGTGCTGTGTCTTGTGGTGATGCTAGTCCGCCTGTGATTACGTTTAATGGTGTCACTAATTCGTCGCCGCCTTCAATTGCTG